TTTAACACCACTAGAAAAAAGAAACAAGACATTATTCTAAACCTACAGATGAACTTTGAAAACCAAAAGATACATTTGCCGTATGGTAACGAAGAAAGTAGAAGAGTCACTACTGCTTTAATTGAAGAATTATCTATGTTTGCCATCACTGCAAAAGGAAAGTTTGAAGGAGTTGGCGCACACGATGACATGGTTATGAGTTTGGCATTAGCGAATGCGGCAACTAAGACAATAAGTGAAAACTTCTTATTGTTGGATGACTTGGGAATCTTTGATGCGCCTATAAATAGTGGGCGTGGTGGAATAATGGGATTGAATTTTTGAGGACTTATTATGCCAACACCGGATGAACTAAGAGAGGCTAGTCAAAGACTAGAAGAAGTTGCAGAACTAGAAGAAGAAGCACAGGCGGATTTAGAAGATGCTAAACAACTGGTGGGGGATGAAATACAACTTAGTTTGAGGAACAACCTATCTATATTTTCGGAACATGAGGCAGTTGTCAAAGTGTGTAGTGACTATAGCATAAACGCTTCTCAAGCAAAAAGACACATGGAAAACTTTCCTAAGACCTATGAACTCTACGGTCAAAACATTCCCGATGTTGTAAAGTCTATGCGTAATGAGCGTAGAAAACTAAAAGGTGACAACAGACTAAAGATGACTAAGAGCATTGATGATGTCATAGAAGGGTATTCCGAACACCTATCAAAGTGTATTGATAGTGTGTATTGGCTTGGCCCATATAGAGAAGCACTCATTAAAATGAAATTTAATGAGAAGGACTTATCCAAATTAAATAAAATGAAAGAGTCTACTCAAAGAAGAAAGGTAATTGATTCTCTTTGTAAATACTGGGAGGCGGAACTCGACCAAAAGGAAACATCCTATGGTCGCCAATTCTCAATGCTACAGAAAGAAATGAATGGTGCTAAGAGAGAGTTTAGAAAGGAACTAAAAACTATCAGTGACTCTTCTATTCGCAAGACACTCAAAGAACAAACTAATGAGTTTATTATGAAGCAGGTTATTTCAAACCAAGGAATCTCCGCTAGAGAGATACATGATAAAATGCCTTCAAAATTATATGATAGGTCTTCTTGGCATTCAATCTCTAAAATGGTTAAAATGCTAGAGATTACTTCTATTGATGGACAATACTTCAAAATAGATTCGGAGATAAAAAAGAATATTTGGGCTTATACTGCGGCCTTCATTGACTCCGATGGCTACATTACTATGGATAGAAACCATAATCCTAGAGTGGGATTGGTGGCAACGGGTGATAGAGGGAAAGCATTTATGATGGAGATTCATAAAGAGATAGGCAATATAGGTAAACTACACTTAGACCAAAAATCTCCTCAAGATACTCGCCCTGTAAACAGATTGAACTTTTATTCTCAAGGAGAAGTTACCGAACTATTGACAAAGTGTTTGCCTCATTTCCGAATGAAGAAAGGCAATGCTAATCTACTACTGGAACTTATTCGGATGAAGAAGTCATACAAGAAGACAGATTGGTATAAGCCTCGCTGTGATGAGATATTCAAGTTGATGAAGTGGGAGAACCATAAAGACCATGTAGGTTTTGATTGGCTTAAAGAAGGAATATACCTTGATGATATTGCTAAATTACAAGGCAACTGCAAGGTATCTACTATGGATTCATTAGAGCAAATCGGAGGAATGATAGTATGACTAAAGTAGCATACTGCACCCGATGTTATACTCGTGATTCTAATAAACTACATCCGTTTGGTTTTTGTAATGACTGTTGGATTAAGGCTGGAACACCAAAGGGGATGACAAAATGACTTGGAAAGACATACTAAAGACGCCAAATAGAGCCCACTACACTAAAGATGGTAAAGTTTGGAATGGTAAAACCCATAAGATGCCTAATGGAAAACTAATGAGTGAAGACCCTCATAGTGAGAAAAGTGTTAGACTCTATCATAAAGAAGAACTACCTAAGCGTAGAAGTGTATTTACCTCCGGTGATTAAATGTGGTTTGACATTATTAAGAGAACTAAGGCTCAACAGTCTCTCAAGGAATGGAGTGACGAAGATTGGGTAGATATGGGGGGTAAAAAGAAAGGCCGCTATGCGCCTAAAAAAGTTGCTGAACAATTAACTCCATCTCAAAGAGCCTATGAGAATAAGAAAAAAAGAGCAGGAACTAAGGCAGGTAAGAAAAATGTCCCAAGAGGAAAGACTGCTAAAAAAGTCTATGAACGGCATGAAGGTGTTGGTAAAGCCTACACTCCCCCTAAAGGTGTCTACACTAAACCTGCAAAAAGAAAAGAGATAAAAGACAGATTACAGAACAGTAGTAAGTATGGTGGTAAGGGTTGGAATGGTCGCAAGGCACAAGCACTAACCCGTTTATATGAAAAAGCAGGTGGGGGCTATGTTAATGGAAAGTAGTTGGCAAGATATTCTTAAAGAATATTATTGGAGAAACCAATATCCTAAAGAAATTCTTTCTACAATTAGTGATAAAGATTTGACAGAACTGGAATCTAAATATATTCTTCTTCAAGAAACTTACGGACACCCTGCTTGGCTATTGATAGAACCTATGGAGTATGCTATTGAAGTTGAAAGTAAGACTCCCGAACAGACAATAGAAAAACTACATAGAAAAATTGACAATGAAATGAAAGACGAGCGACGAAGAATTGAACGAGATGTTGATGAGGAAATGAGGACTATGCCCGAATTAAAAAATATTTCACAACCTTCTAAAAAATGGGATTCTATTAGAGATAAAATGATTAGAGAAAAATTGGGGGGAGTATAATGAGTTGGCAAGATATTCTTAAGAAAGACCCTGCATTAGTTAGAGCAGGAGTTTCCGGCTTTAGTAAACCAAAGAGAACACCAAAGCACCCTAAGAAATCCCATGTCGTTGTTGTCAAAGACGGCAAGAAAACAAAAACTATTCGATTCGGTGAACAAGGTGCAAGTGTAGCCGGTAAGCCAAAAGAAGGTGAAAGTAAAAAAATGAAAAACAAGCGCAAGTCATTCAAAGCCCGTCACGCAAAGAACATAAAGCGAGGCCCAACAAGTGCCGCATATTGGGCTAACAAAGTAAAATGGTAAAGGGTAGTATTAAAAAGGCGTGATATTACATTGGAGACAGGGATGAGGTCATATGTCGGAGAAGCGAAGATTTGGAATAAATAATTTGTTTAGGCGGTCTACCCCTAAACCGGCTGACCGTAAAGTATTCAACTTAGGTATTCAAGAAAGAGACAATACCGCAATGATGACGGGGCCAATGCTCTACAACATCACTCAACAATCTGTAATTGTAAGAACCTGTATCACTCAACTAAAGCAGGAGATATTTAGACGAGGGTATGTTTGGGAAAAAGCATACGAGGCTCGTTGTAAGTCTTGTCAAAAAACACATAAAATACCTGTTGCCGAATGCGCTCGGTGTGGTTCTCTTGAGTTGGAAAAGCCCGACCCTAAGCAATTAGACTATGCGGAAAAGTTTGTTGGTGGCTATGTTAATAAATCCGAACAATTGTTTATTGATGTGTTCAAGGAATTAGAAGATGACCTAAACATTATGGATGATGCATATATTGTCCTAGTCAAAGAGTATTATTTAGACGGCAATGGTAAAATCCGTATGCACCGAATCAAGGAATTGTTTAGAGGCGACCCTGTTACTATGGCAATATACGCTGATGAATTGGGAATTAGAGGGACAAAAGGATTCACATGCATCAACCATAGAAGTTATATTGTTACCGAACCACATGAAAATTGCTCGGAGTGCAATAGTCCACTGTTCCCTATTCACTATGTTAATCGTGCCAACGGCGAAGAACAACATTACATCGAAGGAGAGATACTACACTTTAGTAAATATAGTCCTAGTCGTCTATACGGTCATGCCCCAGTAATGACATTGTTTAATCACATAATGACACTCATTGCTATGGAGAATTACATTAACTCCTCTTATACAAAGAGCCGTATGCCTAGAGGTTTGCTAGCAGTCCAAACTAGAAACATGGAATCAATGGCTAGTTTTTGGAGAAGCGTAAAAGAACGCATGGAACAAGACCCCCACTATATCCCTGTAATGGGTATAGAAGCCGATAATGGAAAAGGTTCTGTTGAATGGATTAAGTTTATGGACAGTCTAAAAGAGATGGAATACACGGCTGTTAAGGATGACTTAAGAGATAGAATTTCAGCATTCTATGGAGTTAGTAAAGTCTTCATGGCTGACAATACTACTAGTGGTGGGTTGAACAATGAAGGTATGCAAATACTTGTCACTAATCGTGCAGTTCAAATGGCACAGAATGTCTACAATAATTATGTGTTCCCGTTCTTAGTTAAGCAATTTGGTATTACAGATTGGGTATTGAAACTCCCTCCATCCGAAGAAGAGGATGAGATTGCAGGACTTCGTAAAAGAGAATTAGAAGTTAGTATTGCGGCGGCAGTAAAGAATCTAGGATTTGAAGTAGAGATGGATGAAGACGGTCAATTTACTTTTAACAAGCCGGAGCCTGTAGAACAACCCCCTCAAGAAGAAGAAGTAAAAGCGGATAGTGGGTCTAATGCATTAGCCGGTTCTAATCTAGACCAAAGAGATTTAGATGAGAACATGCGACAAATGGCAGAGGGTGGCTCTACACCACAAGAAAATCCTGCAACCACAAGGAATAAACCATCATTGAGCGTAGGGCCGGATAAGCGCATGACAGGATTACCAGCCGACGCAGGTAATCAAAATGTGGATAAAAGAACTGAAAGGAGAATACCATAATGACAGAAGATACCGCACAGAAAGAAAGAAGACTAACAAAGGAACTAGCAGATGTTCGTTCTAAAAGAGACGCCGAAGATAGAACTACTAAAATTAGTAGAGACTATTCCGTAGGCGGAACTCCACCGGACACTAGCCATAGGCCAACGAGAGGTTCAGCCGACACTCCCGATGTTGTCCAACTCCCTACTAAGAAGCGAAGAAAGACGGAAAATAAGTGGTGATTCGTTTGAATATCCGCAAAGTAAATTTACCTACTGCAACCCCACAAAGGTTTGCCTATGCGGAAAAAGACAAGAAATATGAACCCCTACAAGAAATAGTTTCTAACACGACAATCAACGAGAAAGCCGAATTTATAAAATACTTGAGTGGACTATTAACTAAAATGAAATCTGTAACTATTGCGGGTTTGAAATATGCATGGGATGAAGAGAGTGAGAAGGTAATACCGCCATCCAAAAACCCAAGGAACACCACTGATAAAAAAGGTAGAAAGAAAAGTATTGCATACATTGATTATTTTACAGAAGAGATGGGCCTTAGCACTGATAGTAAATTGGTAAACGGTATTCAAACATCGTCATCTAAAGAAAAATATAACAATTCAATAGAAGCAATAGGTGATATGGAATCCAATATTACAACCACTAACCGTCAAATTACCGACTTAGAAGGTGAGGAAGAAATTCCCAATACAGAAGATGAGGAATGGAAAAGTCTTGAAACGGTAAAAAAAGAACTTATTATTTCAATGAAAAAACTAATAACGGAACATAATAAAATGCTACCGGCACTTATTAAAGAATCAAAGGAACAGTTTGCGCTGAATTTAGAAGAACAAAAAACATCAATCGTTGATGAGGAACCCACCCGTAAGAAAAATACTGAAATGGATAGGGAGATTAAAACCTTAAAAGACAAAATTAAGCGTTCAAAAGAAGGTGGAGATGCTTGGAATAAACATAAAGAAGCCTTACTAAACTTACAAAGAAAGCGAAAATATCGAGGCGAAACAACATTCGAGAAACCAAAACTACCGGATAAGGAATTTGAAGAAGGTCAAAAGGGCAGAACCATAGGTAGTTATCTTTATCCAAACATGGACACAATAAAAGATAGTGAAGGTAAAGAAGTAAAGCAAATAAAAGACAAGGTTCTTCGTGATGACATAAACAAAATATTACTGTCAATGATGAAAACCATGAAATATAGTGCTTCACTTACACAACTACACAACTACTTAAATGAAGAATCACACTCCAAGTTAGACGAAAGCACTCCCGAAAACAAGAACACTAGTAATCCAAATGATAGAGATAGAGCATTTGCTCAAGTTCATAGATTCATAGAAGAAATAAAAAGAGAGGCTACTACAAAAACACAGACAACGAAAATAAATAAATTAGCAACTCTCTTAGATATATCGGAAAGTGCAGTGGCACTAGCCGATAAAGAACGACCTAAAGTAACAGGTTCAACTCTATCCAACAGTAAGAAACTGCTCGCCCGCCTAAAAAGATATGAAGCCGATTTTATAAAACAAGGGAGAACTACCAAAGTTAGAAACCTATTAGGCGATACTAAAAAAGAAATGAATAATACTATTGGTTTCCTAATGGCTGTGTCGAAAAACGCACAAGAAATCCTAAAGTTTGATTTAGTGGGGTCTAAGCGAGAAGAGACAATCACATATAAACAAGTCTCTGCCAAAATGAAAGGAGTATATTTAAGCGAAGAAGACCAAAAGATGTCTAACGCTACTAAATATACTTCTGCATTTATTGGATATGATGAGTTACTAAGCAACGGTGTTGCTATAAATAAAATACTAAACATGGAATATGATAATGTGGTTACTTCGGCTCAAATACATAGAATTGAAGCCATAAAAGAGGTTGATGACAGACTAAAAGAATTAGAAGAGTTGGGCGACCGTAGCCATCCAAGTGACAAAAATGATTTACTAGAAGACATAGACCAACTAAGCCAATACAAGACCACACTACTAATGTGGATTATTGAAGATGGTAAGACACAAGGTAGCCTAACAATATTAACAGGTGCGGAGGAACAAAGGTTCCGTTCAAAACTAGGCTCTATGAAACAATATATTAGAGATGCACATACGAAAGAAAGGAAAGTTCGTGATAAGGATAGCAAACCACCTATTGCACAACCAGCAGGGCCAACCCCCAAAGAAATGAGAACAAAAACATTTCAAACAAGAGTAGATAGAGAAGAAACTAACTTAACGGTTAAAGAACAAGAAGAACGATACCAAAACAAACACAAGGAAAGGGAAGAAAAATGACTTGGGAACACATACTGAAAGGTGAAAAAATAGAAAAAGAATTCAGTCCGATACTAGAAGGACTAGAAACCAAAAAGAAAAAGTCTTTGAAAAAGACTCTTCAATCAGCAGAGCCAACTGAATACTTTGGACAAGACTTTACCCGAATGGGTGAACTGATTGACTTGCTAAGAGACTTAGATTTGGTTAAGTCCGATGACAAACTAAAAAAGAAGTTTGTAACTATTGACGAGAGGAACATTGATATGGTTGCGTTGTCGAGCAAACTTCGTAAGGAGTATGAGTTGTTGTATAGAGATTTACGACAAATTGTATATCCAAAGAGAAAGGGGGATTTGAGAGATGAGTGAAAACAACGAAGACATGCTAATAATTTTGAAAGAACTAGTGACTCGAATTAAAGAGTTAGAAAGTGCAGTTTACAACAAGGACAATCTATTGATGAAGTCCGGTTTTGTTGTTGTTGATTCACCTACACCCTCAATGAACAATAGCCAAGTTCCCAACACTGATGCAATTAGTAAAATGAGTTGGAATGAGATTGAGCGATTCGTTAATGGAGGACAATAATATGCCCGAAAAGATGACAAAGAGAGAAGCAGAAATTAGCCGAGCAATTAGATTAGTCCGTAAAGCAAAGGAAACTATCAAACTAGTGGGTAATTCTAACGAAATACCATACGATAGTGAAGGTGAAGAAGTTAAGGTCAAGCGACCAAAAGCCGTAAAAGATGATAAAATTAAAAACAAGACTCAAAAGAAAGAAGGCTATGGTCTTGCAGGTGAAGTTATTGGTAAAAGATATAACAGAGGCCACATTACCGATGAAAATAAACGAAACATAACAACCTCTATGAGAGGCGGAGTGTTTACTGGAACAATTGATAAAATACTTGACGATACTATTAAAGAAATTATGAATTTAGTGAGAGACTCAAATGCCGATAGTGGGAGCATAGAGGCTGTTCTTGATGAAACAGTAGAACGCTTTCAAGCAATACAAGACCAATTGACTGATTATGAATACAACCCTCAATGATGCGGTATGGCAACTACTGGCTTAATGTTTGAGAAAGACAAAGCACCCATCTCAAATGAAATTCTATCTCTCTTTGAAAAGGTGCGAGTAGCATACTTATCATCAAGAGCCGACCCTAGCGAATATGGTGGCCGGTGGAGAAACGCCATAGAAGAAGTCAAAGAAGCATACAATTCTATCTCACCTTTAGGTAGAGAAATAAAAGAATACCTAGATGAACGCCATGTCGAGGCTACGGATGCTGGCAGTCCTTCAAGTGGTTCGGCAAAAATAATCTATGAAGGTATTAAGCAAATGCGGTTTGATTCGGATAATGTCAATGACCCCTTCTCTAAGAAATTCAAAGGTAAAGTATTGGAGAGCCTTTTGACAGATGAAAGCGTCTTTGTAAAGTTTATTCATTATGCGATTCGTTCCGATGATGACGCCCTATCCGAAGACTGCTATGAAAGTATTGAGTTTCAAGCCGACGATATTACAGATGGTTTAGAAGGATTAGACCTACAAGTAAAGGATGTTCCGTTGTTCATCATAGAACATTATGGTGATGATAAGGACAGCAAAAAGGTTGAGTCTAATTTCAAAAAGGCACTAAAACTATTAGAAGCCGCATTCATGCATAAGTATTCCGAAGAAGAATGGAATACTTTACTACAAGTAGAATTGAAAAAGGCTGAAAAGAAGTCCACAGACGAAAAAGCAATATCGCACTTTATTGTTCCTAACAAACCAATGTATAGAATCTTCGATATAGACGACATGAAAGAACTACAAGGTTTTTCCGGCGACTATATAGTTCAAGAAAAATATGACGGTATGAGAATACAAATCCATAAAATAGATAACCAAGTTAAAGTCTATTCTTATAATGAAAAAGACATTACAGATAAATGTCCTAATCAAGTTGCTGAAATGGAAAAGAAATCCTACGGTGATTGCATTTTAGATGCCGAGTTAATTCTTTTCGATGGTGATGAACCCCTCCATAGAGCCGACACTATTTCACATGTGTTCAAAAACCAATACCCCGATGCTAAATTAAAAGCACATGTCTTTGATATTATGAGACACGAAGATAAGAACATGACCGATGAGGAATTAGAACAAAGAATAAACATACTCTTCAATAACTATTCCGCCAAGTCATCCGAATACTTAGAATTCCCTTCTAAGAAAGATACTCGAACAGCCGACTCTCTAAAAGACATTGAAGAATATGCTAAAGAGATAATGGAGATGCCAACAGCAGAAGGAGTTGTCATAAAAGACATTACCTCTACATACTTCATAGGCACTAAGAAAAACCCTAAGTGGATTAAATGGAAGAAGTTTGTTGATTTGGATATGATAGTCCTAGATAAGAAGTCTACAAAATCAAAACTATATTCATACACATTAGGTGCTGGGCCAGTATTAGAAAAAGGAAAACACATTGTTGAATTAGATGGTAAACTATACATGAATGTTGGAAAGGCACTCAATACTAAAACTAATGTAAACATTGGAGACATTATTAGAGTTAAGGTAGATGAAGTAAAACAGTCCGATGAACGCTTTACTCTTTACTCCGCTAATGTTATTGAAGTTCCCGAAGTAGAGTCACCGGATAAAGTAGTCACTTTGGAAATGTTATCTAAAGACACTAAGAAATCCTTGAAGTATAAAGTAGAGGCACTAACTAAGGGCATTACAATCACAGATAACATACATGGTTCGGCTACACTAATTGCTAAAAGCATGGATGGGTTTACTATCTATGGCTTTGAAGAAAGCAACCTAATGTCTAAGAATGCATTGGCTGACTTAGACCAATGGAAAGAAGAAGCCGAAATGACTTTGAAAACTCTACAAGGAACTATGACTACTGCAATAAAAAATAGACTTAAGTTTAAGGGGTCACAGACTCCTAAAGAGATGCATGAGTATTTACTAGCGGCAATGCCTAGTGAATATGAAACACTTTTCGATAGTGATGCTTCTAAGATGATGAAGATTTTAGGACATGCTTCTACTAAAGACTTAAAGAATTGGGCTAATCAAAGAGAAGGTATTAGTTTTAGAGATGGGGAATTACATGTAGACCCTACAGATATTGCTAAGGAAATGTCTCAATTTAAAATATATTCAAGGAAAGACGACAATTTAGATTTTATTATTAGTCATAAAGGTGAAACACTTTCTTGGCTTATTGACTTACCTAACGATGATGACATATTTTCTTTGTTTGGTAAAGCCAATAAATACCCTGCTCAAGTATCTAAGAATATTGCTAGAGGGCAACTAATAGATGAAGGAGATGTTGAATTAGGGGTTCAAAGACATGGCTATCACGAATACATCCTTAAAGGAAACAAGTTTGAAACTAAAATGCACTTTAGAGTCATACCTGTTAAAGAAGAAAAAATGTGGTTAGCATGGACTGGCTATGAACAAAAACCTGTAGATAAAAAGAGTGATGACGGAATATGGAATATCTACACTGACAAGTATAAAGACTTAGTTTTACCCGATAGTGGGGAATAGGTTATATAGTCGGTTTATAACAAAAGAGATTGAGCAGTATGTTACAGACCATACTTGCAGACAAGGAGACTGACTTCACCATCATCAAAGCCAAAAGCGATGAATTGATGATTGGTGGGTATGCTTCTATTGAAATGGTGGACAAACAAAACGACCTTATCACACTCAAAGCATTAAATGAAGCAGTAGTAAAATTCATGGAGAAGAACAAGTTTAGAAATGTAATGACAAACCATTCTAATGTTCAAGTCGGAGAAGTAATACAATCATACAGAGATACAAGTGGCAAACTATGGAAAACAGAAGTAGATGATGTCGGATTTTTTGTAGTAATAAAATTAAGAGATGACATCGAAAAGGCAAAAGAAATAAATAGAGGAATTCGCAAAGGGACATTAAGAAGTTTTAGCATTGGAGGACAAGCGTTACAAAAAGTAAAGAAACATCATGTAGAATTAGGCGAGTATAGTGAAATTAGTAAACTCGAACTACATGAAGTAACAATATGCGAAAAAGGAATTAACCCCGAAGCGAGATTTGACATATTAAAGGAGGACAAAAACATGAATAAATTAGAAAAAGCATTAGCGGAACTTGACACTCTACTTGAGGAAGTCAATACCCTACGAAAAGAAGAAGAACCACTAGAGGAATTAGAAGCGGCAGAGCCACATCCCCTAGATGAGAAGATGGAAACAGAAGAAGAAGAAGAAGAGTCTATGGAATACATGGATGACGAAACTAAATCTACTACTGTGGATGGCAACGACGATGAAAACCTCGGCGGCGCAGGAGAACTGATGGAACAAGCAGGACTTCAAGCAAAGAAAGAAGGTATGGTTTCAAAGGCATGGGGCAACGACGAGTTTAACACTCTTAACCTAAGTGCTGAGAACATCGAAAAAGCCTACTCGCAATTCCGAGCAGAGCAACTTGAAAAGTTGGCTTATGATAACCTCTCGCAAGACTTTTCTAAGAGATTCACTGCCGAAACCAAGAACAGAGTTTCAATGGTTGCTAAGTCGGAATACGACGCACAAACTGAAATCAACGCACTTACTAGTGAATTTGCAGAACTTCGCAAGTCACTTACAGCAGAAAAAAACACAATCCGTAAGGCTACAGAAGCCGCTACTACGACACACAGTTTCTCTACAGAAGAGATTGCTGAAATGTCATGGAGCGATATTCATAAAGCAGTCGGCGGTAATATTTGAGGTGAATTAAATGGGATATATTAACACGATTAGAGACTTAGAAGCGGCAACATACGGATTACCTGCATTTGGAGGTAATGCCATGTTGAAACAAGCAGGAACAATTGCAGGTCTACATACTGCACACGATATTGGAGATGCGGTGGCAAACGGCACAACTAATGCTGGTTCAACAGCAATGTATAACCAACTATACGGACAGAAGGTTTGGTCTATGCTAAACCGAGAAGTAAATGCTCTCGCAATGCTAGCAAAGCGACCTTATACTTCATCCGGTTGGAGAATTTTAAAGAGCCGACCCTTCGGTGGTTCCGGTGCTAAACTCGCAGTGGATATTACTGGTGACGGTTCATCCGATAACGGACTAGGTGGCGCAAACCCACACGCTGATGAAATTGGTGGCGTTCCTGAAAATGCTGGACTTTCTACTGCGGCTGATGGACTTGGTTCAATGGCTCCAACATACGCTCAACTCTTTATGAGTCCTAAGACTATTGCACATCAGTTCGATATTTCCGAACTTGCTATGGAAATGGCTCAAATTGATGATGGACTCGGAGATATTCGGTCTATTATTCGTGAAGACATGGGTAAGGCACACGCTGAATCACAAAACAAGATGCTTCTTATGCCTCTTGCAGTTTATGGTGAAGTTTCGGCTCTAGCAAACATTGAGAGAAACTATACTTCTCTTAACAAGGTTCTTAGTAGCCGAGCAGAACTTCTTGCGGCTGATAATGGAGTTCTTATGACCGATACTATGACTGGTGTTGGAGTTAATCTCGCTAAAATTTACGGTGGAGAACGATATACTGAGGCATCTTTCCTTGATGCAGAAGTAGACTTTAACGCTTCATATGCGGCTTCTTCTGTTCGACCACTAACACTTACTTTGCTTAACGCTATGATTCGTAATTTGCGAATTGCTGGTGGCGCACCTAAGTGTATTCTTACAGGCTATGATACAATCCAAGCAATCGCTGACTTGTTACAAAGCCAAGAAAGATTCATGGATAGAAAGGAAATTATTCCTACACATAACGGTGTTCGTGGAATTAAGGGTGCAGAAGTTGGTTTCCGAGTGGCAACCTACTACGACATCCCTCTAATCCCTTGTAAGGATATGACTGCAACTGCTAACGCATCCGATACCACTGCAATTAGTGACTTGTTGTTCCTAGATACAGACCACCTATGGCTTTCGGTTCTTAAGCCGACTCAATACTTTGAAGATGGTGTTTCTAATGGAAACCCATTCGGTGTTGGTCGTCTCGGAAACCAAGCACTTTACCGAACCATTGGTGAAGTAGGTTGTTCTTTCTTCCAAGGTCAAGGTAAAATTACTAATGTGGCGTGAGGTGTTTTAGTATGACACATACTATTACATTGGTCGCAGACCATAAGGGACTTACTCGCCCATCTGTTATGGGTGACGAATATACCGTTATTGGTGACATGGCTACTACGGACTACCGTATTGGCTCACCCGCTAATGCTTCCGTAAATATCAATGCGGCAACAGACGAAACTTTGACTAGAGCAAGTGGTTCATACATTACTGATGGATTCGTTGTTGGAGATTACTGCACTATTGTTGGTTCAGCGTCGGCTAATGATGCTCACTTGATTCAAATTAAGACATTGACTGCTACTGTTTTAACAACAGAAGCCGACACTGCTTTAGGTGCTAATACTGGTGGCGGAGAAGTTATTACTCATGCAGGTGAAAAAATCCTCGCTAGTGACTTTGGATTGGCTACTATGACACATCTAGAAATTCTAGGTGGAGATAATATGAGACAACGCTATCAATTGAGTAACTTGCGGGACAACGGAAAACACTGTTACCTCTACGCATTTAATACCAATGCCGACAATAACAGCACTCTTCTAGGTGCTTCTCTTGTTGGTGCGGCCAATGCTAATGCGGGTGACACCCCTCTAGGCACTGTCCGACTACGAGCATTTGGTAACATTTGAGGTGTTTACTTGGCAACCATACGACTAAAAGATTCGTATATAGCCGGTAATAGATACGAGCCAACCCATCTACTAATTATTAACGGTAGTGAAGGTCGGGTTAAAGTTACTACGGCGGAGGCATTAGAAATCTCTGCCGTAGTAGCCTCTCGCTATTACTTGGGTAAACATTTAGATGTTGTTTTTACAGAAAGTGATAGAGAGGATTTACTCTCTCTACCCGAAAGAGAAGCGGCAATTCTAACCAATCTACTTAAATGCCCTGTTGAAGAAATACCGTCTAGACTACTTCCTAAAAAACTAGTAGTCAAGGCAAGTGTTCCCGAACTTCTAAAGGCTACTGCTAAGAAGGCGACCAAGAGAGTTACGCCTAAGAAGTCCACGCCTAAAAAGACCACTCCGAAGAAGGAAACGCCTAAAGAGTCCGTTTTAGAAGAAGAGTAATTGCACAACCTTCATTAAGAAGTTGCCATTACCCTTGTTTACAAAGGTGTTTACATGGCAGATACAAGCAGAAGCAGTGGAGTATTAGGGGCTAGCGCAATAATTTCAAGAAATCAGTGTAGGGTTAAAAGCATGCACGCTTCTTTCGTTATTGTTAGTAATGCGGCAGTAACCATCAAACTATTCGATAGTCTTGACAATAGCGGGACAGAAATTGCTAGAATGCACCATAGCACTACAGGCCAATACAATATTGAGTTTGACATGCATGGTGTTCTTGCTACTACGGCTTTATTCTTAGAAGTTACAGAAGCAAGTTCCTCTACAGTAAATGTTTCTGTAGAGTTTAATTGAGGTGTTCTAATGCCCGCACTTAACCACGATACTAGGCTCATAATGACAATACTTTTTGTCGGGACTATTAGCGGTGCTAATGTTTTCGCATACGCTACCTTTGGTTTGAATTTTCCTTACACGGTTTTAATGCATGGTGTTCTATTCGGTTTAATTACTGTTGGTGCAATCATGGTTATGAAGGCACTATTTGACCTAGCCTTAAACGATAAAATTGAAATGTATTTACTCGATAGGCGCATCACTTCATACTGGCAAAGAATTGCTAAGGATGAACAACAACGAAAGAAGATGCAAGAGTCACTTAAAGTATTCCAAACAGATAATCAAACAAGTAGAGTTCCCCAAATCGCCCCTGCTTACGAGACAGATGGTGTAAGTGCCGACTTTTTAGCAACACTTCAATGAGGTGGCTAAATGGTATTAGGCGACATAATGGGTTTTTCGGACTCGGACTACGCCTATAATCAAAGCAGGGCGCACTCGGCTGATATTTTCTTTATGAGAATGAGAGCGTGGTTTTGGGGCGGTTGTATTTCATTGTCTTGTTTACTTATTGGTAATATGATGGGTGTTTTTGACATCAACATCATGGGTTGGCTAGTAGGTAAAGCATCGGAACTTTGGAATTGGGCGTGGCATTGAAAATGTCTGTTCTAGCGGGGTTCGCTGTTGTAGTCATTGAAGCAACAGTAGCGTTTTACAAAAGAATACATGCAATTAACTTCGGCATCTATGGTGCTACAATGGTGGGTAAAACCACACTACATCATCAGTTAAGAACAAAGGGTGAAGTCCCCGAAATAAAACAAAGAACTGTTGGCAAAGAAAGAGCCACTAGAAAAGTAATAAAAGTAGATGGTAGCACTCATACTTTAAGAACCGCAGATATTGGCGGAGAGGCTATCTATTGGAAAGAGTGGGCTAATGACATTCGTTCAAGACATGTTAAATATATAATATTTGTAATAGACCATAGGCATTTAGATTCACCTGCTAATTTAGACCATCAGTTAGCATGGAAATATTTAGTAGATATTATCTGTAGTGATAAGTGGGTCGGCGGAAAGAAAAAGAAGAACGGTGAATATCCTTTAGCGGTAGGTATTTGGGCTAATAAGTATGATATTTGGGGAGATAAATACCCCGACGACGCCCCTATTGAACAACACCCTATTTATGAACCGTTCAAATACGGTATGCAAAGACTAAATGATAAAGGAATACCAACTTTCAAATACATAGTGTCGGCTAAATCTCAACCGGAAATGGTCTATAGAGGCGTAATGACGATGATTAAGGAGTATTGATTATGTGGAAAGATATTCTTAAGGTTGATGAGTTCACTAATGAAGGTAACTCCAAAGGCCACTACGATAGTGAGTTTGATAAAATAAAAATAAACCTTGATAAGTTTTCTTCTCGCTCTGAATTATTCGATGATACTGATAGAATTAAAGAGTTTGCTACAGTAGTGGCGCATGAAAATGCACATAAAGAATATGACAAAATCATAGGGACTGAAATGCGAAAGGCTCTCGATGATGTATTAGAAGAAACAAAAAAATACAGCAAAATACCTCATGGTAATTTTGAAGAAAGAAGAAACAAAATAAAAACCATTAAACCCCTGCTTTATGGCTATCTCAACTATGCAATTGTCAATGAGAAATTTGCCTTTACCACTGGTGGCCCCGATATGACGGCAGGTTCTATGAGGTCAGTATTGAATCAAATAAGTAAAAAAATAAATACCATTCTAAACGGTAAGAAAGATACATATATTTCTAAACTACAACGGGAAATATATGAGGAAGTAATTAAGACCACTAAAAAAGAGGAATGAAAAATGTTTCAACAACCGAATTTGATAGGCGCAAATAGTAGCAATGTGGGAAACGCTTTCCTCCCTCCTTTGGGACAGGCTAGAGCCGCAGGGCCAATAGATGAATATGATTTTAGAGAGATAAAGCCTAAAAAGAAATTGAAGGAGATGACTAAAGTTTTAATGGCAGAAAAGAAACGAATACTATTTATTAAATATGGTTGGAAATTCAATCTAAAAGATAGATGTATAGTGTGTGGCGCACATCATGTTTGGGAAAGTGGAGATTATATGCGGCCACCTATTCCTCTAAGTCATGTCACTAAAGGTAGGCCAATGAGAGGAACCTATTGTCCTAAACATGCTACACATCATAAACAAATGGAAATGTTACAACAACAAATACTAGCCGATGAACACGGTTTAGATTTTAAAGCATTCATTCCTAGGCCAAGATTGCCCCAAGTTTTATCTAAGGGGCCGCTTACCACCATGTCAAAGGCAGATGTTATTTCACTTATTGGGGCCGGTTGGTTGATTACTCCGCCGGAAGTAAAAGGTGAAGAAACAACGCTTGAAGAAGTAATAAGACTCTCTGTGGAAATTCGATTAGCAAGCGAGAGAATGAACACTTTAATCGAAAAAGGAGAATGATATTATGCCACTATTCGGAACAAGTAACACAGCAGTAATGGGTGCGGTTCAATCGCAAAACGACCAACAGTTTAAGAATGTAAATAATTTACTTTCTTTACAAGATAACCATGTTGAAGAATTCTTTCAATATCACGGTGAACAATTCCTATCAACCCTAGAAAAAATGATGGAGGATGTTACTGAAAGAGTTGTTAGTCAAATACTTTCTAAGTTAGAACTTACACAAGACTCTACTACTGGCAATATGAGAATTAGTGGGGATTGTAAAACTGCTTTGAACACTATAACTCAAGAAAATATCAATAGTGACATGACTAATATATTAGCGTCTGCCGTTAATACAGAAGTAATCAATCAAAGAAAAATGGCAAAGCAACAATACTTAGAATCTCAAGGTTTTAATTCACCACAGGCAACTGGAATGCAACAACAACAACAACAATACAACGGCGGTATGCAACAAAACAATATGCCTATTCAGCAGGGTGCTTATGGTGCCACTGGACTAGCCATGAATAATGATAGCGGCTATCCTATTCCCCCCGCAGGTAAAGATAATTACGGTCGCCCGTATTGGATTGACCCTGCTACCGGACAAATGAGTTATGAACCACCACAAAGCGGATTACACTTGGGCCAAAAAGCACAGAAACTTGCTGCTTGGGGCAAATGGTTAATGTGAGTTGATTCATATTGGTGGAAATCAAGTGGCCCAAATCACGGACTGAAAGCGTGACTATAGAATTCTCTAAAGTAGGGGAAAGAAAAATAGCGGAATATATTTTCAGTGACTATTTGAAGAATGAATTTGCTAAAGAAGCAGAACGCTTCGATGGAACCCTTTGGAAACTAGACCCACAGCAAGAAAACTTTAGCGAGTTTGTTGAGCAATTAAAAACCATGACTGCTACAGTGGGTAAGAGAGGACTAGACGAAATGATTCCCCTATTCATTAAAGAGAATGCATTTACCCCTCCGTCTTTTAAGAAGGAACCAACAGTCCTAATTAGTGAAATAAGTGAATCTATTAACGACCTACAAAACGATAGTGTTATGAAAAAACTTAGTGGGAGTGGGGAGTGGTCTACAGAGGTTATGTCGGCAACTAAAAATGTTATGGGTGACAGGTGGGGCAAACAACCAAATAAACTAATACCGTTATTGGATGATAAAACATGGAATGACATGTCCGAAGATGAGATAGCCGAAGAATTAAAGGATGTTAATTCTATACAAAACGAAATCCGGTCTTTGGCTTGGGAACAGATTGAGATAGAAGAAAGTAAGAGTAGCATAACCATTTCTGCGGATTTAATAGAACTGAAAAAGGATATTTTAAGAAGAAGAGGAGCCAGTATAATTCGCCCCCTACCAATTCAAAAAGTGGAAAGTAAAGGACTACTCTACTTTAAATCTGTAGGAGACACTAATGAAGGTGTGTTAAGTAAGCCCGATATGGAATTTACAAAACCTGCTTTTGCCGATGAAGACATCAAAGGGCGAGTAGTTGGGGCTACTGATAATGCTGGCGATATTGATGATTCATTAAATCAAATGCTTAGAGATGTAATGTGGGCGAGACAGGGGCCATTGTCTGTTAGGCTTCGTGGTAAGATGTATATTCAACGATTTTTTATAAATTATTTCCGCAACCAAATTAGTGATATTCAAGCAGGTGTAATACTAAAAGTAACTATCGGTCTTAGGCAATCAACAACAGAAAAAGGAAAAGCGGAAAAGGCTAAGTTTGAGGCAGGACAAGAGAGTGCCTTGAGCGTTTTGGATATAAAAACAGAAATCTCAACACAGGAAATTAAACTTACAGAGGCGAACAAGTTAAACATTAAAGGGAAAGGAGCCGTAGAAGAATATAAAGTAACAAGGCCACCAAGGGGAGAAGTAGCGGGAACTGGGTCGGCTTCATCACAACCACATTTAGACCTGCGGAACATGCCTCTAAAAGAACAAAGAAAACAAAAACAAGAAATCTCTAGTTTTTTTAATAGTTTAGTATTCCACTATGAGAATCTTTTAACATCTATACAAAACTTAGAAGGAAAGGTGAACTGAAATGCCCGTAGCATCCTCCCCAAGCGACTATACTACCATTAGCCCCAACTACTCTACGGGGTATGGATATTACACAGACATAGGCGCAGTGTCCAACCTACTACAAATCCCTGCTTTTACATCGGCAACTTATCCTAGTGCGGCTCAAGTAGGCTCCACTATCAAAAGAATAGAAGGAATGGTTGATGAGAAAATAAACCGTTCCTTTAGACCTATCATTTGGAAGAACGAGTTTAAGGATTTTGAATTTACACGACACCCAATACAAGCATACTATGGAGGCTATGTTGGGTTTGTCCAGTTGGCTCAAATGAAGGTTCGTAAAATAGTTAGTCTAAAGGTTTGGGAGGGCAATGCATATAGAGAATTAGCATCGGCCCAAGCAAGCATAACTCTCACTTCGGGCTATAATAACTTGAGAAGTGTCACGCTACAACTCCCTAATAGTGGTTCTAGTTGGATTCTATATTATACCGGAGAGGGTAGCACTAGTGCCAACAACACTTTCAATAATTCTTTTGGAGCCAAGACTACTGCTCAAGAACTGTGTCATTTAATCAATGAAGAATACCCCTCCAATACTGCTCAATTTACTGGGGCTTCGATAGAGAAGTTCAAAAACTCCGAGGCCGATTCTTCTATTGCTATCTCGGACTTCTTCTATGCTAGCATTGATGAAACAGATGGGGCAAAGGTAAACATTTCAAGCCTTTTAGCCGGAGAGGATGGTTCGGATTGCACTATTACATTAGCGGATAAGGGCGGCACCACTTCAAATACTGCTCATGTAGCCTTTACTGATAAACAGAATATGAAAAGACTCGGTGACTTTTGGATGATTAACGACGATGGGCGCATATTCTTTATGCAAAAATATCCATATCATAATAAAAACTCCGTTATTGTTTCTTATGTTGCAGGAGATGGTCGAGTCCCTTCAACTATTCACACTGCTACTACTAAATTAGTTGCGGCTGAACTTCTTAGACATGACGACCAAACTATACTTATTGCGGAAACAGGTGCTAATATCTCCACTAAGGAAAAGTATGACATACTTAGAAAAGAGGCTATGGAACTTATTGATGGAAAGAAAGACTTAGTTTATATTCTCGATTGATATGTTGGCTAAAATGAAGAAGAAGTTGCAGGATGTTGCAGATAAACATGCTGAAAGAAACTTAGAGATGAAAAGAGTTTCCGAGATATTAGGCATAGATGTTTCTTTTACAGATGATGAAATAATGCAAAGTATTGAAGAAGACATGCTTACATATTTTGAACAAATGATTATTGAGGAGGCTACATCATGGATGAAGTAGCATTGATATTAAATCTTCTAGACACTCAATGGTCTTCTTCGGCCACTACTCTAGTTAATGCAGGAACAATTACTGCATCACATGTTGCTAAACCAAACCTTGTTGATGTCCGTTCATTAGAAAAGAATAAAGGGGTTCGCTATGACCTTTCTACAAAGGATGTTATTGTTTGTTTTGAAGACTCCCAAAATGTAGAATATCCTACAATATTGTATGATGTTAGAAATGAAACATATTCTTTTACTTTGCATATTCGTTGTATTCACGATGAACGAGCAGTTGGTGGTGGTGGAACCGATGCTAATTTTGGAAAGGATAGGCTAAGGGCTTTATACTTGATACTCCGTCACGCAATTGAGAGCAAGCGCAAGGGGTATCAAGCGAGTGACGGTTCTAAGTTTAATTTACTGTTTTTAGGAAATAGAAGTGAAGCAAACGACAGAAATAAAAGACTTTTTGGATATAAAATAAATGTAGAAGCAAAACGATACGCACAGACAGTCCCCTAGTAAGTATGTAAACAGGGTGAGGGATTTATTATGGCAAACAACAATATATTTTTAGGAAGCGGAACCTCGGTAACTTTTGTTCCCGAAGTAGATTTTACATTTCAAGCGGCTAGTTTGAATAGTGATAAAGACATTATTACAGTTAATACTAACATTAGTAATAACTTTTTGTTCGTAAATAATCTCTATGAAGGTTGTATTATTGATTTTTATGATAATGGTTTGGGGGCTAATCCTGCCTCTACAACCACTACTGGAAGTTTAGGTGCTACTGTTACTACGGCAGGAACACAAGTTACTGCGGCTAAAGCGATTATAGAAAATGCCGCAATTACAGGAACAAATGGGGTAACTTCTACAGGTGCAGAAGTTCATTTACTTCCTACTGCTCATTCAGTTCCCCTTACCTTTTCTCCCGCAGATGGTGACGGACAAAATTATGGTGCGGGAGTTATTACACTTCAAAGAGCAACTGCGGCGGGAGATTCGCCATTTGGTATTTTATTCGATGCGGCTAGTGATGCAGTTGCTAGTGATGCTGGATTTGATGAATTTGTAGAAGTAAGTATTGCTAATTCTGCTACTGCTATCCAATGTGCTATAGCAGTTCAAACAGCACTAAATGGTGCGGGTGGACTTACTATTACTAGAAGCGGTGCTGTATTAACTATTACTAATACTACTGGTGGATTTGTAGGCAGTGGGACTATGGCTACTAAGGGTGGTGGAGATTCTTCGGCGGATTTCGTGTCTATTGGCACTGATACTGACGGGGGAGTAGTAGCACTAGGTAATGTTGATATTGTAAACGCAGGTTCTAGTGTTTCGGGAACCGGAACTCAAAACCTTTCAGTTACAGGGACAAATCCTGTAATTACCTATGTTACTATTGGTGCAGGGGATGTAGTTACAGCCTATACTTCTACGCATCGAGTTATTGGTAATACACACGAAGCATTTACGGTTTCACCCCCATTAACGGGTGTGACTTTGAGTGCGGGGAATGATTTATTTGTTTTGAATAAATATGGTGCGCCCCTACCTGCCCCTAAAAGCGGAACAGTAAAGAGACTAGCCGCAGATAATTGGCTAGGCATCATTGACAGTTTAACATTCCCCGAAAACGAAATAGAAACTAAACAACAGAATCTATTTGTTGGTGGTAGTCGAAACTACACATACCAATACAAGGGAATTGAAACAGCAGGTTCGGCTGACTTAGGAGTTATGGCTAATCATGGTGCATGGCTTTACTACTTCTTTGGTAATGCTACTGCCGCCGCAACTTTAGTTGTTAGTGCAAATCCCGATAGCGATATACTTGCTGATACTGCTAATGTATTCTACTTAAACCCCGATAGAAGTTCTATCGCTAATCACCGTAAAGCCCCACTATTCTACCGTTCAATTGGGACAGTAATGACTCCTCCTGTATCTGCAATGGATGACGCACATGCGGATTTAGATAAACTAGACCCATCAGTTCTTTCGGGAACTGCTATTAGTAAGGGAATTACTTACACCTTTACAGAAGAAGATGGCGACGACCTACCATCTTTCGCATTAGAACAATCCTTTTCTAAACTACCCGCTACTAATCCTTACCGAACAGAAACAGGTGCGGCTGATGAAAGCCTAAACTTTGTCCGTATCGCTAGAGGTAATAGAGTGAACACTCTAACACTTACTGCTAACGAAAATGAAGAACTTAAAATGTCCATGAATATGATGTGTAGGAATCTACATAATCTAGAACAAACAGAACCATATGAAGCGAGAAGAGGAGTCACCGATGAAACTGCATTCATTAACTACTCTTCTGTAGATTCATTCCGAGAACCTTTCTTTTTCTCAGATGGTGCAATTAACATGTTTGGACAACAGTTGCTAAAGATTACTAACTTTACTTTAACCATGAACAATACTCTTACTGATAAGAGATTTATTGGAATGGGTAGTCGTAAGGTTAAGGATGCTATACCGGCACAGCGAACCTATGAAATGACCTTCACTGCTATGGTAACAGACAACCAAATGTATAAAGAATTACTCAACACTAGTGAAACAAGTGGTAGTGAAATTACTCTAGCATTTACAAAAGGAAACGGAGAGAAAATTAACTTGGCATTTGACAAGTATTTCTTGACTAGTAACTCTTGGCCTATGCCCGAAGACAAAGGCCCAATCATGGTTGAAGGAACCATAATGGCTAGAAGCATCGGCACATGCACAGCCCTAACTCATTGGATATTACAAGGCTGAAAATAACATACTCCACCAACACCGTTTGTTTGTTTGTTGGTTTTTTAAGGTGGATATAATTATGGAAAAAAATACAGTAAAAGATAAGAGCGTGCTATTCGCTCTAAATGAAGAGAAGTGTCACGAATTAAGAGTGTCACCGACAAGTGATGAATACCTTAAAGTTTGGGTGCGAGAACCCACATGGCTAGAAGTAGAACAGGCCATGACTACTTTAATGAAAATTGATTCAAAAAACCAAAGTTTTGATATTGATTTAAACGGTATGTATCGTTACTTAGTAGAAAAGTTTGTTGTTCGCACTGAACCCGAACTTACTACTCTTGAACTAATCCGACTCAATCCTTACATTGGTTCTCAATTAAAGGAAATACTACCTAATCCTATGGAATCACTTGCAGAGGATGAGCAAAAAAACGAAGAGTGAGAGATGCTCTTAAAGGTAGGAGTGACGACCCTACTTTAGCACCTCTCTTAATTACCTACTCGCTTTCAATAGCGTTATCAATAAGCCCACTAGAAATAATGAAGATGCCAGCAAGTTTAGTAATGGATTTATTATATATTCATAGAAATGTAGAAGAACTTAAAGCCGAAGCAATGGATAAGGAATCAAAGAAGGCGAGGTGATACTATGGGTCAAGCACAACAATTAGCCGGTCTTCAAACCTCTATGACTGCCATGCTTGCCATAATGAAAGCGGCCACCCCTGCGATACAGGCCAATGCTAAGGCTATGGCGGATTTAGATAAGTCTACTAAAGATGCAGAGAAATCACTAAAAAGAACAGAGTCTTTTCTCGGTCGGTTTATTGGCACAGCAGAAAAAGGTATTCTAAGAAAACAAACTGGGGGTATGGGTTTCGTTCACCGCATGATGTATGGGGTTAAGGGATATTTCATTACTAAAAACCGCTTGGATGGTATATTATCCGGTATTGATAAGTTTATTGTTAGGCCACTATCGGGTCTAAAAGACGATGGGGAGAAACAAGGAATACTAGGAAAGGTATTTTTTGGGTTGGGGGGTTCCTATAGGAAAACAAAACAACAATTAGAAACGATAATGGATATTGCCACAGATGCAGAACTAGATGTTTTCGGCCCACAGGTTTTCGGCCCAAAACAAAAAGGCGGGGGTGGACAGGCAAGAGAAAAAGTCAAAGGTGACATGAAGCAAAAATTCATGAACGCTAAAGTAGTTAAGATGTCAATGAAATACTACACTATGGAAAAGAAATATGAAAAATTTAACACATTCTTGGCTTCAAAAGGCAAAAAATGGATGAAGTCGGCAGGTTCGGCATTAAGGTCAGTAGGGGTAATGGGACTTATGTTTGTTAAATTTGCTATATTTGCCACACTTGCTTTAGCAGGAGTATTCTTAGTATTGACATTTCTTAAAAAGGTGGGTGTTGATGGTGAGAAAATAAAAGAAATTGCGAAAGGTATGTGGAATATTATAACACATTTCGGAGGAGCAATATGGGATGCTTTAATCATAATGAAGGATGGATTTATGGATATGTATGATGCCTTTATGTCCGGTGATGTAGTTGCTTTCGTTTTGGCATGGCTTGATGTTATATACGGCTTTATACTTGTAGTGTGGAATTTATTTTTAATGATAGCAATACCCTTATTTTGGGCTATGGTTTCTTTCCTAGAAACCGTGATAGTAGGTGTTAAGGGTGCAATTATGGATTGGATGTCCGACAAATGGGACACTGTTCATAAAATACTAAATGCACTTGCTATGGCTGGCACGATAGTAATGTTGATTGGAGCGTTTGTTGCGGCATTTTTTACGGGTGCTTGGATTCCTGCACTTATAGCAATGATTGTTGGTGGTGTGATTGCTATAGTGTCATCACTTTTAGACAACATCCTACCCTTTGCTGATGGAGGTTCTACAGGGCGTGGTATGTCTTTAGTTGGTGAAAGGGGGCCGGAATTAGTTAGACTACCTACTGGTTCTAGAGTCCATTCTAATGCCGAATCTAAACAAATGATGTCCGGTGGCGGAGGAAACAATATCACTGTAAATGTTCAAGGTAGAATAGGGGCATCCGATAGTGAACTGCGGCAAATTGCTACAAAAGTTAGTCAAATTATTAACAAAGAAATTAACCGAACAACTTCTTCAAGAGGATTAGGTGCTTAATCATGGTAAATCTAGCAGGTGCAAATTTAGAACATGCAGTATTTTTGAAATTAGGTTCGTATAGCACTGCGGATTTGGTGACAAATACTATTCCGTTAAAGGTGACAAGTCTTTCAATTTCTACTGCCAAAACAATTCCTTCGATGGAGGTTCCTTTTTCGGGCGCACTATCCGGTGAATCTGTTACTGCGGCACTTGATTTAGGAATGTCACAGAAAAGTGTATCATTGACTGGGTTTATTTTAGAAGACAGCATTACAAAGGCTTGGGCTGAAACTGGCGCACCCACTGGGTCTAAAACATATACTGCTATTGAACTGGCGCAAATGATTCATTCTAGTGTAGACTCAACAGGACTACAAACATACCAAGCCATAAACGAATTAGTTTTCCTTTATGATTCTAAAGTAGATACCAACGGCGACCAACGAGCCGCAACTCAAGTTATTCCTTTCACTTATGCTTCTAGAGGAGAGCGAAAAGAAAGAGACAATAGGGGTGCAATTTTATCCTCCGCTTTCCCCACAGACCAATTTTCTACAGGATTAAAGGGTTTTGTTCGTAGTTTTAACACCACTATAGATTCGGAAACTATTGATATTAGTTTCGATTTACAATTTGAAATCGCTACAGTATTCCCTAGTGGAAACATCGCTACATCTATTGCAGATGCTATCTCTTGAGGTGATATTATGTATCGAGTATTGACAGGAAAACAGAGGAGTTTAGTGTTCCCTGTTATGTGTAATGCTCATGTAAAAATAGACTACTCGGACAATATACCTAAAGGGGCTGACAATACTCCGGCATCTAGTGATGATGTAGTCTACGGGCTTTGGGATTTAAAAGATGCATTTACTATCGAGACTACTATTACTCCTTATGATGTGAATGGTTATGGTAGTGGCACTACATTGAATATCCAAACCATAGAAAACTCTAAAAAAATACTTCCCGCAATAAATGGTTCGGCCACAGATACAAATTATTTATCACATTATTATTTATCGGAATCGGCTAAACTTACACATGAGATGAGAATTTTTCACAGCACTAAAGTTCAAGTTTCTTTAGTAAATGTTACCACACATAATCATAATCAACCCGCCGAATATAAAATTAGATTTAAGTTGATTTTAGGTTCTACTACAAAGACATTGGATAGTCCTGTTTTAATCAAACCTTCTAGCGGAATAAATTGGCCTTTAGCAAACAACACTACTAATTCTCTTACTAAGGGATTGTTTGATGCTGACGGAAAATATACACATTCGTTTGAAAGAACAACTCATAGCAGTGGGAATAATGGAACAACATTAGTATTTACTAGCCCTACATTAGCGGAAGCCAATTTTTACAACGGGCAGGAATTATTTATTTCTAATAATGGGATTCCCGAATCAATAGGGACTATAAAGCATGTAAGGGTTACTGGGGAAAGCAATGCATTACCTCCTGTTGAATTAAATACTAGTCAATCTACTGCATTAAACTCTACTGATATTTATGTAAAGACTTTACAACACCCTTCATATGTAGATAACTTTAACCATATTGCGGCAACATACGACGACAATAGTAAACTTATGTCTATCTATTTAGATAGTAGGTTAGTTGCTAGTGCAACACATGATGCCACAGGCTCAAACTTATTTGTATTTGACAAAGAAGATTTTTACTTAGGGGCTAATGGCACAGGGGGAAAAGGGGCCAACACTTCTGTTTCTAATAATCAATTTATGGGAGAACTACATGAATTTGCTATAAGTTCAATTGCCAAAAACAACTTCAATGTTTTTAATTTAACTCCTAGATATGCCAACACACTACTTTACTTTAGATTTGAAGAGGTGGATATATGACTGTTTATGTTATGAGGAAAGGTTCTTCAATAAATCCTACGGTTGTTGCGACACTTGACAATGATGGGAATAATATTAACTTTGACTGCCCTACCAATCCTATTATTTGGAATGGAACAACTAGAGATGACACCTATAGGATGTTTGCATATATTTCTACGGATGATACACATGCATTAGCCGACGGTAGTTCTAGCAATCAAACATTTGTTCAACAATTACAAGGCAGTGATTCGGCAGGAACAGAATACGAAAATTTAGAAAACACCGAAGGATATAAAATAAAATGTTATAGTGACTATGACTCTTTAGGTATTAGACTTAACGGGATAGACTTAACAACAAATGATTATTTTGTTTTGGTTCATTCCGATAACGGGTTGATGCATCACTTTGCTAAAATTACAGAAGTATTAACTGATGATATTGTAGGAGATACTTTTGAATTTGAGCCTAGGCTTGGTAAACAAATAGCAAAGGACACTAAGTTTATGGTTTTCAAGGGGCCAGTTGTAGATGTCACATCTATTATTGCTGTCTCAGCAGGGATAAGAACAACAAACATAACTGCCGGTTCCACCACATACAGAATGAACAAATCATACATGTGTTCAAAACCCCACTTTTATTTCTATAACAATAGGCTGGATAAGAAAAACCAACTAGACCACAACACTAAATATTTTTTAAAATACGGCGACTCTACTATGTCCAGTGCAACTATAACTCCTGCGGATAATACTGCTTTTATTACCGTTCCCGACTATGCTTTTTCAATCAAAGATTACAGCCGATATTCGGTCAAGGGACTAATTGTAGATAATTTAAGATACCTAGACGACCCTATAAATGCGGCAAATGGCTCTAAACAAATATCTAATGAAGGATTAACTGCTGTAAATAATGACTTTACTTCTTACCACAAAAGTTTCCTTAATTCTAGAAGACCAACGACAAATCTTTCCGGTTCAATAACGGGTGGTTCGGTAATGCTCGGCCCAACTCGTTACCTTCACTATGCCTTTTCTCCTGCGAAAGCCAATGTCGCCCCTCATGTCGTTAGTAGCCGAATCCAAGAATCCGTCGGCGGGAGAGGGGGGTTCGGAGATGCAAAAATGATAGACACTCTACGAATCCTGCCATCTAAGATAGAGGCGTTTGATTCGTTTAGAATGCGTCATCAAGTCCACAGGGCGCACTTCTTTGAATGGTTTCCTTTGAAGGCAACGGTTTCAGCGAGGGTAGGTTCTACCAACGAATATACTTTTTCTGTTGATGGAGACTATGATTTAACAAATCTATTGAGTGACAACGAAGAAGTTAGAGTTGGTGATAGGGTGTTGAGAGTTAGTGCTAGAGATGCTTTGAATACTACTGCTGATACCCAAGACATTACTTTTACGGGGGATAGTCGTTTAGATTCTTCTAAGGTATTTTCAGCAGGATATACATTGTCTAGTGGAGATAGATTATATCGCAGAGCCTTTAGTAGTTTAAACTCTACCCTCCTTACTACTTTTCCTATCATAGAAGGTAGAGAAAGTGACTTGAGGGTAGTGATAGTAGATACTAAATTTGAGGCTCTTGAGGCTACTGTTGCATCATCTAACTCAAACCAAAAACTCTTAACCTTAAGTTTCAATAATGCGGCTGGTGAAAAATACGGCTCTCCTTATTCCGCCTTAGAATATGTGGCTGGTGACTACCTTCTTGAAATAGAAAGATTTGATGGTGAAGTAGAACAGATAATAACTGAAAGAGAGAATGGACAAAACATGTTCAGCATCTCCGGTAGAGATAATTACTCTAAACTAATCTCTCCTGTAGTGAACAAGAATACTTTATTCTCCGAGGACATTGTTTATTCTAGTCAAAGTCCTTTTAATTCTTTAGAGAAGGTGGGGGAATTAGTTTCTTCTACTGCTTCAGATTTAACCTTTGATAGTAAAACATTTACTTTAGATGTTGCTAAAATAAATAATGCGCCTGTTGCTGGTAATAAGTTATATGTAAAATATGTTAATGGTGTTATGGCATATCTAGGTGAAGTAGAAAGCACCGAAATTGTAAGTTTTCATACAGTAGTTACCTTGGAACATATGCCTCTTGCTCAAGCCCCATACACGACAACTAGTAATGAAATAGAAATTTGGAGAGAAGCAAATAAAAACTATATGTTTAACAAAGCATTGTCGTCTGACAATCAACTTTCTTCATTCACCACTTCATTAACAGGCAGTGCTAACAAAGGTCTATTCTTTGAAAGTGGAATTAAAATCGCTGACGATTCAATTTTAATCGGCACCACTACCTCTCGCACTACAGAAACCGACACTAAGGCAGTAGGCTATCACATACACCATCCTTCTTCTGTAAGTCGAAAGGATGAACAGTTTCAAGCCCGATTAAGTGATGGTGGCACTAACTTTGAAACCTTTGATACTGTAAATACCTTAATGGACTTTTCCGTTCTTAATGTTTCTACTGTTGAGGGTAAAACAACAATAGAGATTGCGCCATATTTACCTGTGACTCTTGGCAGGGCCGACCATAATGACTATGATACTTATGACAACACTTACACTACTGTAGGGACAACCACTACGGCTTCAACTGTTTCGGAACTTACTGCAAATAAATGGCTAGATGTAGCACCTTCTACAGTTTCGACAATTAAAACAGTGGCTAAAGAAGGCTTACCTATCTATGTTAATTCTGTTTTTGCAGGATATTGTCTTCAAGTGGTGGCTTATGAAGGTGGTGGTAGTGCCGACACCTATAAAATATTCTTGGATAGGAGGTTTACAAACTATGCTTCGGGTGCTACAATTTCTGTATTAACTGCGGGTTCTTCGGGGCTGTCCGACTATGTTTCTAAAGACACTACTAATTTATATTTTATCAATGGGGCGCACTTACACGGAGGTAAGTATGTTTCGTTGCTAAACTCTCAATATGGTAGTAATGCAGGGGATTATGAAAAACCAACATACTATAATTTTACTAGACCCACTACTTTACTTAGTAATGATTTGATGGGAACCTATGCTGAAAGATTTGGCCCATCTCTTTTCAAACTAAATCACATAGAAAAAGGAGACTATAATAGGCAAAGCCAAACTATTGTTAGCGACCATTATAGGGCAAATACGCCAACGGGTAGTCCTAAACAAATCGCTCTAAAAACCGACACTAATTATTATGGAGGGGGCAGCAAAATACAATACTATTCTTCGGCCTATAAAATGAGCCACGGACAATTTAATGCTAGTGATGCAAGCGGGTATTTAACAACGGCACTTCAAAAAATACCAAGTCGTTTTAAAGAAACAGCACACCCTCATTTACCAATAGAAGAAAGAGGAACATACCCTGCCAATGGTTCATTGTTTTGGGACTACAATATCTATGAAGCCAGTCATTCTAAACCACTTGTATTTACTTCGGCTGACCCAACTCAAGGAGGGCTAGTCAAAAGCAATTATTATAGTAAAGACTTCTTAGAACAAATAGACCCAAAAGTTGCTAGAATGTTTTTATTCGCTACTTCGGATTTATTGCCATATTCTAAACTTAGAACGGATAGTTTGTTTTATTCAAACAGGGACTTGACTAAATTTAAGTTGTTTTTAATGAACGAACCAAACGAAGATGAGTTTTCAACAAAACAATCTAATTACGAGGGTTCGGGTTCTTCTAAGAAAATACTAGATACTGATTATCAAAGTGCAAATATTGTTGAATATGATGTAGATGATATAACTAAATTAAAAACATTTGGAATGATGAGATTAACCGAATTAGTTTTTGATTCTACATTCAACCAAATAGATTCGGAAAACCTACCGGATAAAAAGAAAACACTAAGTAATTTTGTTTATAATTTTCATACTCTTGAAACAGTTAAGAATGCGTCGGCTACCGCATTAACTATTTCTTCGGCAACTGCTACTACAGTTGTAGTGAATGGAACACCTGTATTGTCGAGTGGTGATATTATTTGCGATTCAAGCGGTAATATGATTGGCGAAGTGTCAAGCGTTAGCACAGTTACAATTACTCTAAAAACTCTAGCATATTCCGCTTCTGCTAATGTAGTGCTTACTGGTTCTAATTCCTTGCTTGCTACTGGTGGGCTATATAAAGCAACTCGACATTCTAGCACTGTTAAGGGTCATGGAGAGGGTGATACATTTAACAACTTATTAGGTAAACCACACCCCTTAAAGGGCTTACTTCATGGCGGGATATACACTAGTGATGCTTTTACAAAAAGCATGACAGAAGTATTTACCGGCCCAACTAATGCAACAGGTAGTGGAACTTCTGTAAATGCCAACCATTTTAGTAATTTAGTTTTACCATTTACTTTTGGTTCGGCAACATTAAGCACTGATAAAACTGCACATTCTAGTTTATACTTCAAGGCATTAGACGCACTACCATACTCTAATGAAGCCCATGCTGATAGTGATGGTTTTTTACAATACGGTATCTTCGGAGTTGTATTTGATAGATTTAATATTGATGGAGGGACTACTGAACCTATGACTTCTTCGGGAACTGTAATGCCCCCTATTGATAACCTCCACTTAAGGAGTTATACTGGTGGGACTTTAGTAAATGCGGGTCTTTCTATTCGACCCAATGTGTTTAGACATCAATTCGGTGTAGACAATAATGGAACTAATTCTACAACTTCTAGTGCGGCTACAGATGCCGAAGGAATATACATGGGGTTCAAATTAAGAGTTGAACTACCTACGAAAACTGCTACTCTCGATGGGCCTTCGGGAACTAGTAATTATCAATATATTTTAACTTCATCTGCCTACTCCTATTTGGATTATGTTAAAGACTTGACAGGTTGCTATTTGGTTTCGGAAAAAGGAACAGAACACGGAGAGGTTGGAACTAATGGTGTTGGAAATGTTGTCGCAGTAACCCAAACAATAGCAGAAGACGCTCAACCCCCTGCTATAAATAATATGATTCCTACAAATGTTGGATATGTTGTTACACATGAAATAGATACAGGCAACACTACCAAGAGACATGTCATCTTAACCGACCAAGAGTTACCTGCCGGATATTATAGAGTGATGCAACCCAATCATACCTGCACTTACAGATTCACACCCGAAGAAATCAAACTCAATACTCTTTCTTCGGAATACACTAAAATGCCTTATGAAAATAAAACCTATAATGAAATCACTCCTTATTTAACCAAATACGAAAATTCGGCTAGAGTTATAGATGTTCATGGAGGTAGCACTACTTTAAATGATACTGAAAATATAGGGCTTAACGAAGGGGTTCTTTCGATGTATGCTCTTGTAGATTTAGATGGTTTACCCGCAAGTATTGGAACAACAAAACAGTGGGTTGTTGAACGGAACCCTGATTTAACCGTATATCAATTTTACAACAGTGACACTAAGTTTGCGGAAATTTCAAAAAACCTATGTATTAGTGACGGAGATACCACTTTTAAAACATCGGTCGAACTACAATATACGGGAACCTCTTTAGGAACTAATTTAAAATTCGGAAAGCATAAAGAAATTAAAGGGATAATGTCTTTATCCGAAACACTAACTATTACAACAAACCAAAACATAAAAGGAAACCCTAAGCGGGCCATGATAGGTTCAGTAGTTAGCATTTGTAATGAAACTGAAACACTATTAAACGACTTGCTGGAAGAGAATGACATAGAGTTTACTACTTCTTATACGAAGGATTATCCGTTATTTATAGCACCTAACTATCAAGGTATTGATTTATTCAGTGCAATAAACTACCTAGTAGAAAAGAAGGATAAGAAATTAGTATATGAAGACAGCAAATTTTCTTTAACCGACAAAGGAACTACTGCCGAAGATTCTAAACTATTCATCACCGATAGAAATGATGACTTACATATCAAGGACTTCTCCAAACATAAAGTCATGTTTGATTTCTATAATGAAGTAATTGTCTATGGTTCTAATGTCAAAGCGATTAGGAAAAACAGACAAAGCATAAAAGACAGGGGTAGAAAGACATTAGAAATTGATGACGAAACCCTATCAACACAATCCGATGTTGATAAAAGGGCTGGCGAACTACTACACCTTCATTCTACGGATAATGAGAAACTTTCTATAGAGTTGGGCCACCTAAACATATCTCAAATCAAAGCAGGAGATACTGTAACTGTAGAATTGCTACAAGAGAATGTAGAAATTAGTGACTACATGATACTACAGATGGAACATACAATGGAGGGTTTCATTAAATTAGAATTGGGTAAATTTAGTAAGGGGCTTTCGGATAGATTTGCCGAAATAGCACTTCATAATAAACGGACTACTGCGGCCCTACGGCCAAAAATATTCAAAGAATCAAATGTTTCTATTTCCTTATTCGATAGTTTGACCCTAAATGAAATCAAACTTTTTATCCGTAAACGGACTGGTGCTAGCGGGGGAACTTCTTTTAACATTGGGTTCTCACAGACAATTGGGTTCGGCGGAGTAGTTGGTTTTGGTTCCGGTGGCTCATTAACTGAAACTACAATAATGGAGACAGAACTATGATTACTGACGAGTTGAGAACAGTGCTATCTTCACACTTGAAGGCCGTCTATACAAAGGCTAGAATTGGTGTGGGTGGTAATTCTACTAGTCCATTGGCTATTGACTTAGATGTTCCTATTTTAGATGTGGCGGCATCGGCTTCTCAAAGCGATAATAATGTTATTGAGTTTAAATTTACGGTAACGGGTGCGGCAATAGCGGGATATACAATAAGAGAAATTGCATTATTCAACAAACAATATAATAATTCGGCTGGTTCTACAATATTAGAATATACCGAAATGCTTACTAGACTTTCTTTTGAGGGAATAGGGCCGTTTGCATCCGGTGAAGATGTAGATTTTTATGTAACGATAGAGGTTGAATGATATGACAGACAGTAAGAACATTGGAAACTATAGTAGATTGAGCAGTGACCCGACTTTAGGTGGTATGGTTGATGGAGTAGATTTTCCCCACACTGGTGTTTTCAAGGCATTGGCTGTAGCGGCTCAAGGTAATTTTGCTATTCTTAATGCGGCTACTACTTCAACTACAGAAAACTTTAGTATTGTTCAAACGGACTTAGGCGCAGACAACGCCCCCAACGCCGCTAACAAACTTACTAGATTTGTTGTTGGTTCGGGCATGGTTATGAGAGATGGTAAAGCAATTCTTGTCCCTGCGAATAGTGGCACTACAACTTTTAATACAGGAACCCCTGTTCATTTTAATCCCCCTACTTCTGTGGGTAATGGCTATTTTCTTCTAGTGGTTGCGGCGAACAATACACTTGCTATTAAGGACAATGGAAATAGGACAACACTAAATACTGTTCCCCAATTAACGGCAGGTGATATTCCTATTGCTATGATTCGACTTGCTTATGGCGAGAGTGGTGCTACGAGACTAATACAATACTTCACTACTGCTAAATCCGAGAACTCTGTAAGTATTGGATATAATGCTTCTACGGTCTATACAGAAACTATGTCTGTTATTGGAGATGTGGATAGAACTACATTTAAAAATAAAATTGCTAATGCTGATATTAGATTTGTATTAGCGGATAATACTGGTGATGAAAAGTTTGAGGTTTTAACTGATGATGATTCGGATGGAGATGAAGGAGATACTACAAGGTTTTCTGTTGATGGTTTAGGTGCGGTTAATATTCCTGCTTTAACTGCAAGTAATATTGTTATTAGTGATGGTTCTAAGAATTTAGTTTCCGCCGCAGTTGGGACTTACCCAAGTCTTGCTGAATTGGCTTATGTTAAAGGGGCCACAAGTGCAATTCAAACCCAATTAGATGCAAAGGCAGTAAGGACTGGCGACCAAACATTAACAGGTTCTATTTTAATTGATAAAGATAGGGCGGGTAGTGTGGGGGCTGAAACCTCTAAAGCATTACATGTTGATTTTGATAGATTGGAACAATCAAGTGGAACAGCCGCACATGATGACATTGGTATTGATTTAGATGTAACTTCTTCAAGTAAAGGAACTTCAACTGCTATTGGCATGGATATTGATGTTGTTGGAGCAGGTGACGGAACTCAAGTAGTAAAAGGTTTAACAGTTGATGTAAGCGGAGGAAACACAAACTATTCAGCATTATTCAATGGAGGCTTTGTAGGTATTGGAACCACTGCACCATTAGCACCATTACATGTTGTCAATGCCGATAACCTCCCCCAAATAATTTTAGAGTCTACTGATACGGATGCCAATGTTGGGCCGGAACTACTACTAAGGAGAAACACAGGTGTTAATGGTGCCGCCGACAATGACTTAATCGGCAAGATAAACTGGCAAGCAATGAACATAGTAGACGGACAAACAACAACTGCAATAACTGACTATGCGAATATACTTGCAACGCTACTAGATATTACTGATGGAACCGAAGACTCTTCTCTTACTTTTAATACTATGCTTGCCGGTTCATTAGTCAATAGAATGGATTTAACTGCAACCGAAGCGGTGTTTAACGAGGCGGGTTCGGATATTGATTTTAGAGTAGAAAGTTCATCAAATGTAAATATGTTGTATGTTGATGCTGGAACACATGGAGTGGGAATAGGAACAATACCGGCGGCGACTACTGCTTTAGATGTTGTAGGGAATGTTAAAATTGTTTCTCCAAATAATGCGAGTGCGGTGCAAACAGCGTTAAATATAGATAATTTAGATACAAATTCACAAGCAGTTCATATCGAAGCGTCAAACATTACTGCTAATGTTTTAGATATTACTGCTGATACTTTAACTACACATCATGGGATAAATATTACTGCTGACAGTTTAACTACTGGTTCTGCATTAAACATTATATCCGATTCTGATTCTACTGGAATAAGAAATATTGCTTACATTAAGAACGACCATGCTTCCTCCGTTAATGCAACTACTCTTAAATTAGAAAGCGATACCGCTACGGAAGCAAGTGCGCCGGTATTGCATGTTAAATCAGCAAGTGCTGGTGGTTCAATTCTCCTTGAATCAACTACTGATTCTGCTGATGCAGGGCCGGAAATGCACTTTTATAGAAATGCTGGTGCTGGAACTGCTAGTGATGATTTAGGTGCATTGAAGTTTTATGGACAAGATAATGGTGATAATAAGCACCTATTTGCACACATTTTTGCTGATATGCACTCTGTTACCAATGGTAGTGAAGCAGGGAGAATGATGATACAAACCTTTACTGGGACTAATGCAAATAATAATATTCAAATTGAACAGGGACAAGTAGTTGTTAATGGTTCGGGTGGAGATATTAACTTTAGACATAGGGGAAACAACGACGATTATCTAATTATGTCGGATTCCGGTCTTGATAGAATAGGCATAGGAACTGGCACACCTGCTAATAAACTACAAATCTCCCATACCGGTGCTGATGGTGCTAATGGAATAATGATTGTAAGAGAAGATGCTTCTACTGCTGATGGTGATTTACTCGGTGGAATTGGTTTTGATTCTACTGATGGTAATGTGCCTTCTTCGGTTTTAGAGTCTTCGGCCTTTATTGCTTCTCTTGCGACACAAGACCATACTGGCAATGATAAAGGTGGTAATCTTAAATTCGGAGTATCTCTAATTGACGAAAATGAAGATGTTGTTTCAACAGTTTTAGCGAGTGTAGGGCCACCCGATACTATTGCTAATGCGGCTTGTCATGCAGGTTTTAATTCAAGAGCAACAACGGCTATTGTTGCGGCGGCTACTTATGCCCCTACTATTACTGATTCGGGAACATTAGTAATATTTGAACATGCTAACTCTAATTTAACTTTACCTTCAATTAACAATACTACAAGTGTTGGTGTTCAATTTACAGTGTTCAATGAAACAGGTTCAGCCATCAATGCACAAATAGCAGTTTCTAATTCCGCTACTGTAAATGGTGGGGCAATAGCCGCATTAGATGATATTGCTTCTTTCAAAGCCGCTACATTTGTTTGTAGTGGAAACAATACTTGGATAAGAATTGGGTGATTAAATGGGTCTACATTGGCAATTCGGTGTTGTTCAAGGTGCGGCTGGTGCCGCCGCTTTAAGTCTATCTTTAAATAATACATCCGATACTATCAATATGGAGTTTAGTGCGACTGACCCAACTCAAGCACAAGTAATAGATACTTCTGCTGGTGCTGTTGATACAACTGCAACTGCGGCAGGTGGAGATGGTTCTTATACATTTGCTTGGACTATTACAGAAGATGCAGATGCTCCTAATACCGGAGGAAGTTCGTCAGCAGTATTAGCGGCAGGAACTCAAAATGTAGCACAGTATGATGATATTACTTTTAGAGTTAATCAAGGGCAAATAATAGACCCTTCCAATGGTAGACCAACGGGTAATCCTCCTTTCCAACAATCCATATATACTTTACAATGCACCGTTACAGACGGTGAAAGTTCTACGGCCACGGCTGATTATATTGTAACATTTGCGGCTTCTTGATTATTATGAAACTAATGGAACTAATAGCAAAAACATTTCTAATGTTAATAGTTATTTCATTTCCTTTCTTTATGGCTTTTAGCCACACCTTAATGTCTCCGCCTTGCTAATCCACAACATTAAAATACTAGATTACTAATCTAGAATCTTAATTTATTTTTTACTATTTTATTATTTACTTTGCCTCGCATACTCAAAAAAGGTCAAAAAAAATGCATAAAAAAAAGGCCACCCGATTTCTCCCTTTTTATAAGGAGAAACCGAGTGACCTAATCATTGCCAAATGTTGCCGCAATCTCTACATTCCCAAAGCCTAACTTTCCTTTGCGAGCCTATGTAAAAACCCTGTATTCGGAGTGCTATGGTGGATTCACCACACTCTTTACACTTCTGTTTTAAACTCATTTTGTATCTTCTTTCGCTTCCTTAATCAATCGTTGCATATATTCTTCAACGCTTTGGTCGGTCAAATTAGAACCACCAAAAGCCGCAAAGAATAGTAGCACGACAACGATAAGAAAAAGAAAAAGTCCAAACCATTCCATTGTTCCCATTACCAATCCACCTCCAATTCTACAAACTCTTCTTTCTCAATTGAGAAAGCCTTTACCACGCCATTGTCTTGACCGTATTTCCACAGGTCATAAACAATCTGTGTATCTTTTAAGCAGTATTCGACTACTTCATCGAACCTACCCATTTTCCATAATTTAGGTGCGTCAGCACTATCCATCAATTTATTTTGTTTCAAAGTATTCTCTCCTAAGTTTTGAAGTTTAAACCTCTCTCCGTGACTAGCCGTTAGTATTCGGCTAGTGTCAATGTATCTCTTCTCATCTAGATATTTTCTAATGCAGTAAATATCCATTGAGTTTTTCAAAATCGGTAAATCGAAAGAAACTATATTATGTCCTAGAATAACCCCACCCTTTTCAAAGTGTTCGTCTAGGTCATACTTCAAGTCACTTAGCGACTTAACCACATGTCCACTCTTGGCGAAAGTATCTACAGGCTCATCTACATAGACGGTTCCTGTAGAGCCATCCCATGTAGCGACTGTAGAGACTTGAAACATATGAGTGTTTCCAAAGCCACCAATTTCATAAGACATGTT